AGTTGGGGTAATAAAGTTGTTTGCATACCATTCAGCGGTGCTATTCACTTTTTCGGTTTGTGTGGTGGTGCTTGTAAAACTTTTGACGCCGTACTGAGCGGATGACCCATTAGATTTCGTGGCAGTAGTCGAAGCGCCGGTGATCGTCGCATTATTAAACCACATCCCATAGGACGCGGCCTCTGATCTTTCTATGCGGTCGTAAGCAATCTGTGTCGAGGTCGCAGTTCGCCCATAAGTAAAGTTGCCTGATGCAACACTAGCAATCAAAGTGCCAAACTCTGACGGTGCAACATATTGAGAAAAACCACAGTTCGTCAACAAAATCCCGCGGTCGGCTAAAACAATTTGCTGGATTTGGCTTTGTAAATTGCCAGTAAACGCACCAATCGCAAACGCGCAGTCAGTTTCACCAAATAAATTCCAGACGCCAGATGTGTCTGCGTTCGGGTTTGTTAATAACGAAGCAAGTTCTTCTAATTGGTTCTTGGCTGATGTAAGAGTAACGCTGAATTGTTGGTTTCCTGCCAAGGTAAAAGCGTCAACCAGTGTAATCGTGCAAGTTGACCCTTTTCCTGTACCAGCAGTGTCTTGATAGTCCCGAGTTAAAACTGGACCAAGAAACGCAAATTGTTCGCTTACTTGTTCTCTGATAATAAAAATATCATTGATAGTAAACAAGTCGGCTTGCTCGTTGTTGTTGTTGATTACGATCGTTGCAATTCGACCCGCAATCGGAGATATAGGTGTTGCACGACCCCAACTAACATTTATTTCACGAACATATTCAGTGACGTCTAAATCGTCAGACTCACGAAATACTTTCCATTCTAATTTTGCCATTACATGGTCCGAGTATTTACGGGCACAGGGCCGATAGTGCGGACATAAGTCTGCAACGCTTTAACGACCTGCATCGGATCGCCACCGTTCACATTAATTGTGACCGTGTTACCGCCGACCATACCGCCAGCACGATTGAGAGGTATCACTGCCTCTGGGCCTCGTTCGCCGATCATGGCGATAGTCGGCCTTGTCACGATGCCTCCCTCAGCTAGTTGAGGCAAGTTAACGCTCGGGATCTCTCCAAAGTTCACCCACGGCCCAGCTGCTTTGTCAATGCCATCTAGGATCGTGTTGAGTCCTCTGATAGCGAAGTTCAGACCGCCTTCTAGTGTGGCGATGACTGCGTTGATGACTCCCTTGAAAGCTCCAGCGATTCCGTCAAAAATGGCAGATCCGAGATCTTTGAGTTCCTCGAAGCCTGATTTGATTGCGCCGAACACATACTTCACAACTCCCCACCAGATCATGAAGCCTTTCTTTAATGCCTCGACTGTTTTTCCGAAGATGTCAAACTTGACTTGCAGTGCGACCAGTGCCGCAATAATCGCGATAATGACCACGACTCCAGTAGCGATCCAAAGAGCCGAAAACGATGCTGTAAGTGCAGTGTTTAATGCAAGTGTCAAGGCTTGGATCGCTGCGTACGCTTTCATTACAGCGTTCACTGCCAAGACTGTCACTGCTAAAGCTCCCAAAGCAGCACCCAAACCTATGACGAGTCCTGTGTTGTTTCGTACAAACTCACCGATTGACATCAAGGCTGGAAGAAGTTTCTCAACCAGTGGAGCGACAGCTGCACCGATAGATTCCTTGAACTCTCCCATCTGAATCGACAGGTTCTTCATCTTGCCTGCGGTCGTGTTGGCTGCGGTAGATGCTTGACCTGCAAAGGTTTCACCGAGTGCAGCGAATACTTCGTCAGCTGAAGCTCCGCTCTTAATGAGTTTGGCGAGTGCTGGATCTAGTTTCTTGAGTGGCCCGAGTTGCCCATTGAACGCCTTACTTAAAGCGTCGGAGACTGCCTGTAAGTCTTTCCCCGTACCGGCAGAAATGTCTAGCGCAAGGTTGAGCAGGTCTTGGGCTCGGGTGACATCTCCTGTGCCTCGGACGAGCGAGTCAAGTGCTGGGCGAAGTTCGTCGTCTGTGACTGCTGCAGCAAGTGAAGTTTTTGTGATGAAGTCCTCAACCGACTTGACTTGTGCGTCTGTTGCTCCGGTGACATTTCCGAGAGTGGTGGCAAGTTTTTGGGCTGCAGCGTCATCTTCGGCGAACGCTTTAACAGCATCAAAAGCGACAACGCCGAGAGCTGCGACAGCGAGCCCTGCTGGGACTGCAGCCTTCTTGATAGCAAAAGAGGCTTTTTGGCTTGTGGTCTCTAGTTTCTTGAAATCGTTGATGGCCTTGTTGATGCCGGCAGGATTCCACTCTGAGATAATGGGGAGGTTGATAGCCATTAGCGTTTCACGATCCTCTTCTGTGCTTGACCCATCACTTCTTGGACGATCTTGTCAACATTTCTAGTGATCTCGTCTATGAAGTCATCGGAGCGAGCCCAGACGAAGCGTGACGGTGTGCGGAGTTTGCTGGTCAGATCTTGAGAAAAGTTTGGGCGTGCTCGAAGTGGGTTCTTGTTGCGTGTCTGGTTCGGGCCTCGTCCTGCCATGTCGGTCATGGAGAGAGCTGCACCTTTCGCAGTGATCCTGACTGTGCCGATGGACTCGAATTGTGCGCCTTGTTCTAGGTTGCGTTTGCGAGCCTTGCGCGTGTCCACTTTGACGACGATGTTCTTTGACTCATTCTTCCAAGCGGTGCGTCCGTTGTGCTTCTGTCCGGTCAACGGTGGCGACGAAGGAATTGAGTCCTTGATGGCGGAGACGAGAGGGTCTGCAGCGGACTTGATGTCCTTGGTGATCTGCCGACGAAGCGCAGGATCAATTTTGCCGATCTCACGAAGAGCCTGCTTCAGTCCGTCATACTCAATTCCGACTGATGCTGCCACTAGGTTTTCCGTCTCTGCTCGTTGATGATCTGGACGCAAGTCGCCAGATCGTCTGTCTCAAATGTTATGTGTGGAGGCCAGAATCCAGTCTCAACTAGCAGAGCTGCTAGTTGTCGCCGGTGGCCTCCTGTGTAGGGACTGCGGTTGCAGTCTCCACGACTTCTAGATCTTCTAATTTCTTGACGAACTCATCAAATGAGATCGGGACTGGATGACCTTGCTGTTTACTGGCCTCGTAGGCCATGAAGGCTAGATCTTCCATCCCGATCCCACTTGACAGATCTGAAGCTCGTCGCTTGAACTTACGCTCCCACGAAATGATGACGAACAGGTTTGTCGTTACTTGATAAGTTTCGCCTTCGGCGAGTCTGACACTGAGTGTGAGTTTCATTGGTTCTCCTAGTCGGGGTTCGGATTACTAGATCAGGTGATGTCTCGGGCGTATGAGCCGCCCATAAACACGGCTTCGACAACTGACAACTCTCCGACGGTTGCCGAGATTGGGGTGACAGTCGCCAAGTAGCAACCGGTCAAGGTGTACTCAGGATTCGATGCTGATTCGGTTGCGCCGGCAGGGCTGATGACGAGTGTTGATTCGACACCGAACAAAGTGTTCAGCATGGTTTCAACTTCGGTCGCACCGTAACTCTGGAACAGTGTCAGCGTCAGCTCATTGCTAAAGAGGCCAGCGGTGAAAGTGCGTGAGGTCTGACCGAAGGCCGTGTTCTCAAGAGCTTCAGCGGTAAGCGTCAAGGTCGCTGCCGAGCAATGATCGGTGAGCGTCATCGCCGAAGGGCTTGTGACGGTGACGGTGGGATTGGATAGGTAAGTGACTGTGGCCATTGTTTTGTCCTTTTATATGCGGCTAGTGCCGATTCTAATTGTGAGGTCATATGCAGGTAACTCGGCAGAGCCGATCTGTGCGATCGTAGGTCTGCCAGAGATAACTGCGAGAGAAGAGTCCATTAGTTGATCAACGACTCCGAGTATGTAGTCCGTAGTGTCTTGGTTGCCGGGTGGCGCGCCCAACACTCGGAGATCAATCGTGATGTCCGCCGTTTGGTTATTGAACGCACTGAAAACAGGAAGCTCAATAAATACAGTAAGCGGTCGAGCGTTCCGAGGATCAGTAACCGGCACAAGGCCGAGAGCTGTGATCGTCGCTGAGACAGCGCTGATCGTGTCTGTAAAAATGCCTGCCATCTCATGCCACTTGCGATCTCTTGATGCCGAGCAACTGGTTAATCCGACCCATTGAAGCGACAGGTGCGGAAATGTTCATGTCTTGGAAACTATTGAAGGAGTCCAAACTTCCGCGCTCACGGTACAGGCTCGCAGCCATGAGCACGACTCCAGCCTTGACTGCAGCATCAGGAACGGTCGTGAGACTGTCGTGATAGCCGGCCTGCACTCTGCGCTTGAAACTCCAAGCATTTGAGGCGTTAACTGATGAGGTCATGAAGGCTGTGTCGTTGGCGGTCGCTCCCGAAATTCCGAGAAACTCGGTGAGATCGCTGACTGTGATCCATGTGCAGGTCTGAGTCCAGACGAGCGAGCCGACAGGATCAGCTGCAGATCGTGGAAGGTCGTCGCCGACATCGTTGAAAAGCAACTGGTTCGGAATAATGACATCGGGATCAAAAAGGTAATCGCCTTCTTCGTCAATTCCAATGAACAAATAGGTCGGTACTGCATAGACAATGTGTGAGCCGTTGAGGCCATGTCCTAGACCTGAGAGCGTGATCGTTTGACCGATCGCGATGTCAGTGTTCTCGAGAGTCTGAACGACGGCAACATCTGACAGACGCTGGTGGTGCGTGACTGTAAATGTTGCCATCGTTCAGATCTCTCTACTCGTCTAGTCGGTTCAGGCGCGCTTGACGAACTTTGTCGCGTCAATCATTACGGAGGAAAAGTACCCTCTGAACTTTATGACTCGACCGAGCGCACCGTCTGCAAGTTCAACACTGACGGCGCCGCGCTGCTGCTCCCAACACTCGAAGCCAGTGCTGTCACCGACATACAGGTTCTTTCCGCCTGCAGCGACCAAGTTACGGTCAACCACGAGCGACAAGCCGAAGGCGTTGCCGTTAAAGGTTGAGGCCGATGCGCCGGTACCGACTGCGTTTTGTGGGCCGACATTCGGGAACAACGGACGACCAGCGTCGTCCACAAGTGCTCCGAGCGACGCGTAATACGCGGGCGACATCACGAGCACATTAGGCAGGTTGCCGTTTGAGTTGGTCAAGATCTGCTCTGCTGAGTTGTAGATGAACGAAACCCAGTCGGCAGGTGTTGATCCTGAGGTCAATGCTTCCGTCTGGGTGACTCCTGCTTCGAATGTTGCACAAGCTGCGACATCGGTGGCGTTTGCGTAGATGCGTGCCATGTCGTCAATCAAAGCACCGAGAACTTCGGGCGAGGTGAAATCCATTGACTCTTCAGACAAGTTGACATAGCCACCATAGAGGGCCTTGGTGATCTGGATGTCGTCCACGACAAAAGTGCCTGAATCAAGTGCGACGAGTTCGCCGTTACTTGCACCGATGGTCGTGTGCGTGGTGACCTTCGGACGGATGAAAACCTTGCCCGATGCTGGCATCTGGCGAACTCCCATCGCCGTAATGAGAGGCCTGTAGTTAGCCACAAAATTATTGTAGATAGGAGACACGATCGGCACTGGAAGGATGCCGGGTGTGTCGGTTGAGGTGACATTTGGTGCAGCTGCGACGATGCGCTGGTTGAACTCAGCGAACTCAGATCCGCCTGCAGCAAACTTGATCATGTATTCCGCAATGGTGGGAAGCTTGAACTCGCGCTTCGGTGATGCGTATTGGATGGGGGCAGTGGGTACTGCTGCTTCGATTGCTTCTGACATTTCATCCTCCTCGGATGGTTGGGTTGGGGTTGGTGTTTCTTCTTCTTCGTCGGGTGCTTCCTCTTCGGGTGAAGAGGCAGCGACTGAGTAGACCTGTGCATCGGCGTATGCCGGTGTCGTGACGACCGAGAGTTCAACGAACTTCGCTTCAGAGACCTCTAGGGTTCCGTCTGCGAGGCGCTTGAACTTGGTTGGCACTGCGCCAACACTGACGGAATCTAGAGCGCCATCGGCGAGCAGTGCGAGAGCGTCATCAGCTGCACGAGTGGCGCTCAACTTGGCGACGAACATCATTCCCTCAGCGGTTGATACTCGCTCGGTGACTCGTCCGATAACGCGTGTCTCGTCGTGATATTCAAGGAGCTTCGGCATCGGGCCATCTTCGGGAAGTGAGCCTTCAAGGAAAACCACACTCTCGCCACCACTGAGAGTCGCTTTGACATTCCAAGGAACGGCGAGGCCTGTGATCTGGCGTGATGGTTCGCCATCAGCGGAAGCGTCAAGTGTGATCTGTTGAGCAGTAAGTCGAATCATGAGTTAATGTCCTGAGGGGTTCGTGATGAGGCTGGTTCTTCAATGTCAATCTCTGAGCGATTCATCTCTACATCTGCTATCAGATCTTCGGTGTCAAATTCCACGAACCTATTACGAGGCAGGATGTCTGTTCCGCTGAGGGTCTCTTGGATGCAGTCCATGTAGAGCTTCGCGCCGAGCAGATAGAGATCTTGCTTGGCCTGAGTGGCGTTGCTGTAGTTGTAACCAGAGATCCCAATTCCGAGAAGGTACGCAGGGACTCCGATCGCCCTGCTGAGCTCAAGTGCGCTGAAGTTCCGAGCTTCGATGAGCTGTAAACGACTCGGGTCGGTGTCGAATTGCTCATATTTTACGGCGCTATTTAATGCGCCCACAGCGTTCACGCGTCGCGCATTTGACCATGCTGCAGCGAGCTCACCAAGCGATTCAGCGTCAAGAGGTTCAGACGAGTCGGTCTGCTGTAAGTATCCGGCGACGATCTCATTTGATGCGAAGCGTTCAGCGGATCGGTCTAGTTTGATCGCTGTCTCTAGGACTCGGCGACCTGTCCAGAGGAACCCTTGAACGGGAGCAAGGAATTGGATTACATCTTGTGTCGGAATGTTGATCCCATTGAAAGTGATGCTGTTGGATTTTCCGAAGAACTGCGGACCGGGCTGATCCAATGTGTCAACCATCTCGCAGGGCATCCACTGGAAAGCGAGAGGCCGTCCAGTGGCAGAGCTGCGTGAAGTCACATAAAGAAAAGCGCGTCCGCGCATCATCAGATCCATGCACAGATTCGACATGACGAAGTTACGCGTGAGGGTTGGGTCTGGAGTGTCCATCCATGATTCGTTTTCAAGATAGATCTTCTCGTACCGTTCGCCGTTGAATTGTGTCGTGTAGTGGCGGAGGGGAAGTGAGCCGACAAGAGAGATGATCATCTGTGTCGCTCGAGACACGGTAGGCACAGACAAGGCCAGCTCTGAAGCCGCCCCGACGGTGTAACTCCAAAACTGGCCCAGTCCGCTTTGTGAGGCAGAACCTGCTGCAGCTTGAAGCGGTGCGTGTGCGAACGCGGGGGTCGCGTCTTGCTTCTTACTTCCGAAGAGTGCCATCGCTTGCGAGTCTCTCAAACTTGCAAGCGCGTGTCCACTAGGGTCAGCCGAAAGCCATCTGAGGTTTGGCTGATGCTCTCGGTCGTGATGTGAGCATGATTCCCCACACTGAACATCGGGCGAGCTCTATCGGGCCGGGTGACTTTTGCGAGCTGAGGACGATCGCTCCGCCAGTCTTGACTGCTACTGCTCGAGCGAAGTGTTCGGACAGTGCTAGATCGCCAGTGTGGCGAACACGATCTTCCACGATCATCGCACGAGCTGCACCTGTCCACTTGATAAGTTCCGCATAGCCGACGATCGTCATCCTTCGGCGAAGATCTGGGGGACAGTGGATCTCCAGCGATGGAGTACACGCAAGCTTGACGGATGGGTCTGACATTCGAGTCACGACTTCGGCCCACATCTGTTGAGCGGATTCCACGACAAACTCGGTCGTCACGATGACGCGCGTACCGTCGTACGCGCAACCGATCCCGACATAGCGTGACTCGTCAACGGATGAGTCAATGACGAGCCACTGGATCGGAGGCATCGGATCTACGCTCTTGCGGTCGTTCCACAGGTTGATCGGGAGATAGG